TACACTGGACAAAGGGTTTCTACCCATGCCATCGAATATGCCATTGCCCAGTACGGCAACATCTCTGACGCTTTGGCTTACACCTACCAACAAGAAGGCCACGGCTTTTACGTCCTAACTTTCCCAAGCGCCAACGCGACTTGGGTGTACGACGCGGCTACGCAAGCGTGGCATGAGCGCGCAGGGCTGGTCAATGGCCAGTTCACACGTCACCGTTCTAACTGCCAGTGCAACTTTGGCGGCGAAACAATTGTTGGCGACTTTGAAAACGGCAACATCTACAAATACAGCCTTGAAGTCTACTCAGACAACGGCGACCCACAAAAGTGGCTGCGCTCATGGCGCGCTATTCCGACTGGCCAAAACACGCTCAAACGCACTGCCCAGCACAGCCTGCAACTAGACGCTGAGTCTGGCGTGGGCCTGAACGGCTTTACAACCGAGCAAGTGTTCTATTTGGTCACACAAAACAGCGACAGATTGATCACTGAAAGCGGTGACTATATCGCTAGCGAGATCACGTCTACCGTGCTGGCCGATCCCCAAGTTATGTTGCGCTGGTCAGACGACGGCGGTCACAACTGGTCAAACGAACACTGGACGTCCATGGGCGGCATTGGCCGGTTTGGCCAGCGGATCATGTGGCGTCGCCTTGGCATGACCACCCGCATCCGCGACAGGGTTTATGAGGTGTCTGGCACTGACCCCGTCAAGATAGCCATCATGGGTGCAGAACTCCACGCAAGTCCAACCAATGCCTAATAACATTACCCAGATCCCTGCCCCACGCGTGCCGTTCATGGACGAGCGCACGGGCACAATCTCGCGTGAATGGTTCCGCTTTCTTAACAACATCTACACCATCTGCGGTGACGGCACGGGCATTATTGGCCCAATTAACGGCGGCACAGGCGTGGATGGCGTACCTACTAACGGCCAATTGCTGATTGGCGACGCTGGCACGTACAAGTTAAACACACTGACGCAAGGCACGGGCATTAACGTCGCCAACGGCGCCGGCTCCATCACTGTGGGCCTGACAGACACGGGCGTCACCGCAGGCACGTATGGCACAGCGGCCAACGTACCAACCTATGCCGTCAACGCCCAAGGCCGCCTGACCAGTTCAGTCAATACGCCAATTGCCATTGACGCGGCGCAGATTACCACGGGCACAATCAACACCGCCCGTATATCTGGGTCATACACCGGCATCACGGGCGTGGGCACGCTGACAGCGGGCACATGGAACGCCACAGCCATAGCCGTGGCCTACGGCGGCACGGGCGCGACAACTGCGGCAGGCGCGAGGACAAACCTTGGCCTTGGTACGATGGCAACGCAAAACACTGGTGCATCAGGATCTTTTTTATCCGCTGATGCAAAGACAATCACCGTTGTAAACGGTATCATTACGAGCATTGTTTAAGGAACGAAAATGACCGTCGACATTTCCCTATTTGCAGGCGCTGGCGCACAATTCTTTGACGACAACGGCGTGCCATTGGCAGGCGGTTTAATCTACACCTACGCTGCTGGCACAACGACTGCGGCCACCACCTACACATCTGCCTCTGGCTTGACTGCCAACAGCAATCCCATTGTTTTGAACGCTGCGGGACGTGTGGAAGAAGAAGTTTGGCTTAACTCAGGCGATTTGTACAAGTTTATTTTGGAAGACGCCAACGAGGTGCAAATTGGTTCATGGGACAACATTCCCGGCATCAGCAACGCCAATACGTTGGCCGCGCAATTGGCCAACCAATCTGACATTACGCTTGGCGACGCGCTGATTGGGTTTAAGCAGACTTACTCTTTGGGCATCATGCCCGGCGCAGTTGGCAAGACCCTGAACAACAAACTGCAAGACTTGGTGTCGGTCAAAGACTTTGGCGCTAAGGGCGACGGCACAACAGACGACACGTCTGCCATCCAAGCGGCAATTAACTTAGCCTGCACTTACGGCGGCAACGTCTATCTGCCCGCAGGCACATATAAAATCTCAGCCGCACTGGTGTTCTCCATGAACAACAGCTTGGTAGATCCTATCAAGCGCCCTTCCATGTCCGGCGACGGCATGGCCGCAACGACCATCTACCAAACGGCCAACGCCAACGGTATTGAAGTTGTTGGCTACGACGCGCAGCCAGCCGGCTATTGTTTGTTCCAAGACTTTACACTGTACGGCTACCAAAAGAACAAACTAGGCATCGCGCTGAAAGACATTGCGTTTGTTACGATTGACAACGTCTATCTGGCGGGCTGGTCAACTGGTTTGTATGGCGCTAACTGCTTGTCATCCACGTTCAATGATTTGGTAATCCGTTACAACACGGGCGGCTTCTATTTTGAACCCAACGCAGCTTATGGTTTTTACTCAGAACCTAACGCAATTACCATGTCCAACTGTACCGTTGGCAACAATGACGCCTATGGCGGCAAAGTTATCGGCGCAGGCACATTTAACTACACCGGCGGCTCTATCGAAGCTAACGGTGCAGGGACTGATTTGTCAAGCGGCAAATGGGGCTTGGCTTTGGTTGACGTGGGCGGCAAAGTTGCCCAGCAGTCTGCCAGCGGGTTTACCATTAGCGGCGTGTACTTTGAAGGCAACGGCGGTCAAGCGCAATTCCAAGTGCAACAAACAGTTTCACGCCCCGGCATTAACGGCACGTTGATTGGCTGTAGCTTTACAGCGCTTGGCACCAGCTACCCACAGCAACAAATTTATTTGGCCGCTTCACTGTCCAGTTATGCGTTCCCTATCACAATGGAAGCAGTTGGCTTTGCTGGCCTAGATGGCTACACGCCGTCTGCCCTTCGCCCTACAATTAACAACGTGGCTGGCGACTTTAAATTGGCCATGGTGGGTTGCACGTACTACAGCAGTGTAGACAAATACAAGCAAGGCGCGCCTAACCGTTTTGAAGGCATTGTTGAGGCGTCTGTTTACGCTGACTTGTCCGGCACACCCATCGGCGGTGGTGGTGGTGGCGGCACATTGCAGTCTGTCCTGACGGCTGGCAACATTTCGTCCCTCAATGGTATTTTTGGCGGCAACGGCACAACCACTGGCGTGGTCATTGGTACAAACACTTATGGGGGCGTTGCTTTTGGTGGCATTGGGACTTACGCATCGCGTTTGTACTTGGCCAACACTGCGGCTTTGGCAACCACTTACGCAGTTGATTTCAACGGCGCTAACTTCCAGCCTGCTGTTGACTCAAGCGCTGCCACTGCGCTGACTTTGGGCGGCGCGTCTAACAACTGGAATGGCTTCTATTTAAAGAATGCCTTTACTTGGAACACTTACGCGATCCCAGCGCCTACCGGCTCAACCACAACTTTCCTGCGCAACGACGGCACATGGGCTACGCCATCTGGCTCTGGCTCTGGCACGGTCACAAGCATTACAGCAGGCACTGGTTTAAATGGCGGCACGATCACCACGTCTGGCACGATCAGCTTGAACAACACCACCGTGACTGCTGGCGTGTACACGTCAGCCAACATCACCGTAGATGCTCAAGGCCGCATTACTGCGGCGGCCAACGGCTCTGGCGGCACAGTGCCAACTCTGGCGCAAGTTACTGCGGCTGGCAACATCACCACGCTCAATGGCGTGTTTGGGCAAACAGCGGTTGGCAACGGTATTGGCGTAGGCGGCGCGGCTCCCGGCGGCCCTATGGGCGTGGCTACTTACGACGGCACAATGTACCTGACCAACAACGGCACAGCGGCAACACCTCGCGCCATTGATTTTAATTTAAACAACTTTCAACCTAGTGCAGACAGTAGCGCGGCAAATGCTTTGGTGTTGGGCGGCGCTACAAAGCGCTGGAATGGTTTCTTTTTAAGCAATACGTTTACATGGAACGGCTACGGTATTGTTCAACCAACTGGCGACACAACCAAGTTCTTGCGCAATGACGGTTCATGGGAAGTCCCACCCGCAGCAGGCGGCGGCGTATCGTCTTTTAACACCCGCACTGGCGCAATTACATTACTCAACACAGACGTTACATCTGCGTTGACGTACACGCCTGTTAACCCCGGCGTCGCCAACACCTTTACTGCAAACCAGACAATTAACAATTTGACTGTTGGTTTGGTAACTGGCGGTAGCTACCCCGGCATTTTGTCAACAACAGCAGTGGGTGTGCTTGGCAATTCAACCAGCTATGTGGCTGTGTTTACGGGCGGTGGTTTTACATCGTTTATTCCTGCGGCTGACGACACCATCAACTTGGGCGCGTCTGGCTTTACTTGGAAAACCATTTATCTGAAAAACCAGTTTATTTGGAACGGTTATTCCATTACTGCGCCAACAGGCAATACAGCGTTG